AATGTCGTAATAATTTGCGGTAGCACAGTGCACGGGGAAATCCTCTGAGAAATTGGCCTATTTCTTCTACTATTTTACCCTATTGGAGCAAGATTGATACTAGTAGATAGGGGTGCCGTTCTTAATACCCTGCTTCCATTCTGCCTGCTGTACAGCCTGCTGTTCACGCACCTTAGTGACCTCCTCGTCCCACTCCTTGATGCGCTCCTCCGAATACTCGGATTCGGCAAAATCCCAGAATGCTCCGATAGTGTGGCGAGTCCCTGTTAGAACTTCCTTAACCTGGTGTACATTGTTAATTCCCCCCGGGAATGTAATTAATTGACCCGATTTAGGTTTAATTGTTAAGCTGTGGTCTCTAAAATCGAGTTCTCCACCCTCGTAATCATCGTTTACATAGAGTAGGCAAACAAACTTACTTTTCTCCCATGCTGACCAGTTGCCATCCATATCGGTATTATCCGAGTGGAACGGTGCAAAAGCTCCCTTTTCCCATTTTTGGGCATGGCTAGATACAGACTTAACTGGGCGCTGATGCGCATCTTCTACATACTCTTTAAGTCTTGATGCTAGGTTTCCTAGGTAATCCTTAGGCAATCCGTACTTCTCTAAAAGTGGTTCGTCGGGTAGAAGGCTCATCCCGTATGACTCGAAAAATGCCGACATTGTCCACGGTAGTTCAGGATCTTCGAAGTAGGATACGAGCTTTTGCTGGTCCTCTACCGGGATGAAGTCGTCGTAGCAGATGATATCTTCCTTTAAGAATCTTTTATTCTCGATGCTCATCGGTTGTCTCTCCTGTATATCCTAAGTTAGAAAGAAATCTTTCGTGGTCAAATCTTTGATTGTCTCTAGAAAATATCTTAGCAAACGTAAAAATTAGTTTATTAAAAGTTGGTTCTGGCGTCTCTAATTTAGCCGATTCTAGAGCTTTAGTAACCTCTAGGTAGTCATTTTTTAGGAACGTACATTCTCCGCCACGTGGGCGTTTAAGTATTTTTTCATGTGTAGTGCCGGTAGGCTCGTATAAAGTCACGGTTAGATATTCTTTCGCAAATCCCCAGTCGGAGTAGGCTGCATATCCTGTAGCTGCATCCAGGGCATTGTCATAGAAGTAGATAGATCTGACTGGATTCTCGCCATCTCTAGCTACGGTTAGCATGTAGCCAGAAGCCACTTTATCTCTAACTTCTAACTTAAACTTTTCAACCATATCCAGGTTAACTGGATTTAAATCTCCAGACATCAGCTGTCTTTTCTTAGTAGGAGCTTACTCTTCCAGTGATGAGTAATAAGCATTTTTCTACCTTTAGTAATTTCACACGACTGGTGGAGGTAGGGAAGGTTGGATGGAAACATTACTATGCTTCCAGCCTTAGGTTTTAGCTTAAGGTCTATGGAAGGATCAACGAAATATAACTCTCCGCCTTCATAGTCATCATTCAAATAGACAACGATGGTGTATGCAATATCGTAGTTTTGCTCATTCCAGTCAATGTGCGGTCCCATGAACTGGCCTTCAGAGTATTTATTTATGCCAATCTTTGTATTTGGTAGCTTCATGGCTTCTAGCGCATACTCGAGCTGTTCGGGATCTATTCCGTATTTAAAGGCGTATTCAATAGCGCATATCCCCATGGAAGTGGCTATTGTTCCAAAAATCCCGATGATTGCTTGCTTAGTGGTGAGGTCTGATTCTTCAGTTAAAAGATCTTTGACCATACTCTTTAAGTCACCATATCGATGTGACCCCTCTGAATTAGCATACCAAGGCAGCCATGGGGTTAATGCAATACTATTAGTCTTTTCAATGTCATTGACTACTGATTCTATATTTGGAATTGCGTTCTCGAAATATAGGATATTGTTGTAAACCTCTTTATAGGCAATGCCCACAGTTATGCCTCTGGTGTTAAATACGGGTTTACAATTGGCTCGTACTGGGATCCTGCGTTAAAGAACTTACGAGACTCTTCATCATGTTGATCATAGTCTGGGTGGAATACAAATCCAGGGAACATGTATTTATCTCCAGACTTCATGATGTGAACCTGATGCTTGTAGGGATGCGTAGACGGGAAGATCAATGCTGATCCAGCCTTTGGCTTACGCCAGAAGTCAATTAGACCTGAATCCTTAGCATCCTCGATATCTTCTTCTGGCTTCAGTAGGTCATTCTTTGGGTCGCGGAGATCATAGTCTCGAATGATGAATGAGATTTCCCCACCCTCGTAGTCTTCATTCAGATATAGAACAATAGAGTACTTCAAAGTACGGTCGCCAGCCTGGGCATCAAAGTGGGCCCCCATTGCACAGCCTGGTCGATACTTCATGATTCCTACGAAAGGAGATAGATTTGGCTCATAATCGAACTCTCGGTCTCTAAAGTAAGCTTCCGCTACCTTCTTAACACCTGAGCGAATCTGATCAATAATGTACTGAACATCTGCCTTATATTCCTCTGGAAGTTGGTCAACCAGATCAGGATTAAAATCTTTTTTACCACCAAAAGTGTGACCATCATTGCTATTTGATAGCCACTTACCCCACTTAGGGATGACAGAGTAGACTTCCTCGACCGAATCAAGATCTTCAATCATCTTAATGAGTTTACGAGGGTCCTCGATTACGTTCTCGTATAGGAAAACCTCTTCATGAAGTTTCTCAGCTAGGTGCATTTCTTTATTCTCTGACATGTATATAATCCTATCTTAAGTATCTATTTGTAATTAAAAGTCCCAAAAGGCCATAATGGTGTATCTAAATCCTGAGGTTACTTCCTTCACCCCGTGAATATTTTCAAAACCACCGGGAAAAACTAGTAAGTCATTCTTTTCCGGTTTTATCTCTAGGCCATGATCTGGGAAGTAGATCTCCCCGCCTGAGTAGTCAGAATTAGCATATAGTATAGATACATATTTCAACTTACTAAACTCAGATACATTGCCCTTGTAGTCTGAATTATCTGAGTGTGGGTCAGCTTGTCCACCTTTTGACCACCGCTGGGCTTGTACATAGGTATCTAGTACAGGGTGTTCAAAGATACTTTCTACAGTTGATTTAAACTTTTTACTTAGGTTTAAAAAGTAATCCTTTGAAAGACCTCTAGACTCGAGGTTACTTTCCATATCTACTAAAGAGATTCCATAGGACTTATTGAATGATGTCTCGCTCCAAGGAAGTTCATCATTTTTTAAAATATCCATAAGGATATCCAGCTCTTTTTCATCCAGGAAATCAGATATTCTAACTAGTCGATTAGTTTTAATACCCAACTTACTATCTAAAATAGGCTCATCTTTGTAGTAAGTTATAGTATTCATTGAGGTTGACGTTCACCTGTGTGCTTGGCGATAGTCCAGAAAAATGGGCAAGTGTAGCGAATGCCTGATTCGATCTTCGTTACTCCATGGATGTAGTTCATATCACCAGGGAAGAAGTATGCAGCTCCACGCTTAGGCTTGAACTGAATTCCTTGGAGTGGGAAATACAACTCCCCACCCTCGTAGTCATCATTGATATAAAAGAGTCCAGCAATATCGTAGTAAGGGAAATCATTAGGGATACCGCGGTTAGGCTCTTCATGCAGTTCTTTGTCTGCATGGGGCATCTGCAACTGACCTGGAAGCCAGCGCACCATAGCCGGGCTAGTGGGGATTGCGTCAACCTGAAGGTACTTATCTACCTCAACCTTTAGGCGAGCTACCATTCCTTCAATAATCTTAGGAATCTCTTCACTAGTTTTACGGATCGTATCGTATGTGGCTACTCGATCCTTCCAGTACTCTGAGTCATAGATTACGGTACCATCGTCATTGTAGTGAGTTTCAGTCACGTCCCAATATTCGTTATTACGAATGAAGGTATCTAAAGTAGTAATCTCTTCTTCAGTCATAAAGTTTTCTAGAGTAACAATGTTGTCAGGGGAGTTACCAAAGAATCCTGAAGGAGTTATAGAGACTCGGTCATTCATCGCGTGTTGGTTATTGGAGTTTTCGAACTCGTTATTCTGCATAGTTATATCCTAGTTATCCGTAAATTCTTCTAGTCCAGACGGAGTTCTTGTATACTCCACCATCTCGTACTCGATACTTGGTTGAGTTATCATGGTTACTCTTAACCATAGTCTTGTAGTCAGGAACCGAGATCTCTGACTCCCAGTCCTCACGCTTGAAAGGGATGAGCTGAGCATAAGGAGTTCCAGCTGGTAGAATTCCAGTCCAACCTTCCTTAATAAAGAAAGGCATGGTTCCTGGTAAATTCACCTTATCATTGTCAATCACGCCATTAGTTGTCTGGAATGGTAGATCATACCGATTCAGTGGGTGAGTGTACAGAACGCTGTACCCCTCCGGAACTGATACGGCCCAGTCAGCCCACCAAGCAAAGTGCTTCTCGTGATAACCCATGGGGTGGACAAACTGAGGTAGTGGGTCTCGGGGGCCGCAGAAATCTTGGTTCTGAGGGTCTAATACTTTTACTGCAATTTGATTATTTGAATCTAGATAGAACTCTAGGTCACATGGTGTTTTATAGACATATCCAGTCATCATTACATCCATGATTGCTGGGCACGCCTTCCATGTAGGGATCTTCCCTTGCTGTGGGTGCTCCCATGGCTCGTTAGTCATTGGATTGATGGCAAACCGATCTGCTTTACGATACCAGTCTGGAATGTTTTTAGATGTGGGTTCAGGTGTTGACTTACTGTCTTTTTTAAGCCACGGGCGGTTAGCAATAAATTTAATCTTGTTGCTCAATCGTGGCTCCTGTCACTGGGCATGTAATGGTCTTCAATTTAATCGATTTAGTTTCGTGTTTTCCGACGACTTCACCCTTGTAGTTCAAAGCATCTCGATACATTTTTGACCAGTCCCCGACACCATTTTTGATTTCTGCAGCATCTCCGTACTTGGTTACTTCTTCCCAGTACGCACGGTCAAGGAATTTATCTGAAATCTCTAGTTGATAGTCGCCCTCTAAGGCTCCTAAAGAGATAGGGAGAACTGCAGCAACTGGAGTTCCAGCCGGGATGAATACTTCAATGTTTGGTTCCGTTAGACGCCAACCCAGAGGTAGTTCTGGCATATAGAATGAAGTACTAATCAGGGTTGTATAGCATTGAGCACCACGAATGAACTGATTTGGAACAGGCATCGATAGAAGGGTAGTGTTCTGATCAGTTTTAAACACTAAACCTGATCTGAAGCTAATAGTCGCATTTCCGCGGCCAGTGTATACATACTCTTCCCCCTCGAGGACTTTGATGTGGGTGTCAGTAGTATCGGTAATTCCATCCCAGATGAAGCGAATATCCTTAGGGAACGATATTCCCCAGCCTAGTTTATTAGTCAGACTTACAGGGAAGCACATATATGCGTGCTTATCTGCAGTCTCGTCCATCCAGTCTCGTCTAGCGGTTAATGGTTCAATGTTTGCTACATTGTTTCCAGCCTTGGTTACAGTAATAGTCTTCACTAGTTACCAGTCTCCTCGTAGAACTTAGGGTTGTGGAACTTCTCTGAGAAGTCAAGCATGGTAACCATCGAATATTTGACACCAGAGATTACTGGCATTGCACGATGCGGGTACATGAAGTTTGAAGGGAAGATATAAGTCTCTCCAGCCTTTGGTTTAATGGTTGCACCCTGTAGACGGAAGAACAATTCTCCACCTTCATAGTCATCATTAGGAAAGCTAACTAGAGATACTACGCAGTTGTATGAGTAGCCGTGGTCGTGGTGCTCCTGGAAGTGCTGACCTTCTCCATAACGAACGTAGTTAGTTGCTTCCCAGTATCGAAGCTCTCCTACGTTGTATCGGCGGGTATAGTCCTTAACAGCTTGGAGTTGGCGATAGTTGACATCATCTGCCAACTCTTGTAGTGCTAGTCCAGCTTCTGACTTATCGTTGATAATGTCTGACTTTTTGTATTTAAAATCTACGCAATCACGGTATTCTGGCATTCGCATGGCATAGCCAACCATAGCCTCGGCGTATGAGTAGTTATTGCTTGGATCAGCTAGCACTGTTTCCAGTCGCTCGATGATATTCATATCCTTTGGTAGGACATCTCGATATACCCAAATTCCTGACCCAGGGGCAACCTCTTCGCAGGATGTCCAGGTTTTCTCTTCGATGTTATACCAAGCTTTTAGACGTTCTTCTACTGTCTTCTGCTCTTGCTTACCTAGCTCTTCTATTTTCGCTGAGGTACTTACTATCTCTGGTTGCATTAGTATTTCAACTCATATTCCGTAATTACATGTGGTACTCGACGATTAACATTATCACGATCATTGTAGTCGCTCATGATGACTATAGCGTACTTGGTTCCGTCGATCATATCTTCAGAGGCATGCTCATAGATAAAGATAGACGGGAATACTACAATATCTCCTGCTTTAGGCTTAATCTTCAAGCCATCCATTCGAGGGAAATAAATCTCTCCGCCTTCATAGTCATCATTCAAATAGATAACGATAGATACAGTACTGACATAGGTTGGACCATGGTCAGCGTGAATCTTAAAGTGGGTACCCTTACCGGGATACTTTACAAAATTAAATGCCTCGAATGACTGCATCCCTACACCCCAGTAGCGCCCGTAGTCTGATACGCAGCTATACATGCTCTGAAAAATTTCTTCATGCATATCCAGAAGCTCGGCATTCTGAGGAGTTCTAGGCCCTAAATCCTTCGAGCCAAACTTAAAGTCTAGGGCATTTCTAGCTGAAACATCCGCCTCAGCTGAGTTGGTAACCATGGCACCCTGCCATTTGTAGGGTCCTGACCCATCTAGCTTATTTTCGAGGGTTTGAATAAACTTTGCGCATTGCTCTGGTGTATAGGCGCCTCTATAGATATTTATACCTAGAGCTGGATTTAGTACGGTAACGTTACCATACTGTCGATCTGGCATTCTATTAGATGAGGTCTCTGATCTATCTTTAGTGAACCAATCATTCATAGATCCAGTCTATACCTTATTCTAAAATAATTGGCTCTAAAAGTCTAAAATCTTCTGCGTGTCTAGGTATACCTAAGTTGTTATAGTTTGGATTATATTCGCAAATTCTATGATCCATCCCTGACATTTTGCAATACTCTTCTACGGACTCTTTAGGGATGTCTCCATATATGCCTGTAAGTCTCCCTGATAGTAATAGATTTAGTTTCAACATTGAATCATCTGATTGTTTCCAGAAAGCATCTTTATTCATATCTGACCACGGGCGGTGGGTAGTCATTCTAGAGTGGATCTCGTCTGGGTACTCTTTGTATGTATTGTGGTAATAAAGGATTCTTGGTGTTGAATAGAAACGCCACCCGCGGCACCATGCTTGGATGGTTACATAAATCTCTTCACCGTGATAACACATATCCGGGTCTAGCGGGACTTCATCTACAAACTCTTTAGGTGCAAATACCCAGCTGAGCTGTAGGTAGTAGTCTTCATGAACCGAACTATCCTCCGGAACTAGCTGAGTTCCCGGGAAACTATGGCCTGGAATATATCCTTCAGTTATGAATGGTCTATAGCTATTTTTTACTCGTCCTGCTCTAGAAGTATAGCTAATGCTCCAGTCTGAATTCATCTCGTACTCTGGCCCAGAGACCGTGAGTAGCGCTTTAGGATTTATTTCTTTTGCTTTTTCGTATTCCTCTAGAACTATAGTGTCCCAGCCTTCGGCAAATAAGTTGTGCCCGCAGGTATAGAGAATATAGTCATATTCTTCAGATACTTCTGTTGTCTTATCCCTAGACCAAAGTACCCCTCTATATTTTGAGAGATCGTATTTTCTATAGACTAGCTGACCCTCAGGGATGAAACTTAGGTCTGCATGAAGCTCTGGCTTACTTTGCTCCGATACAATCGAGAATATTAGATTCCCTGGCTTAGCTGCCTTCTCATAGCAATCTCTAACTGACTCAGCTAGTTGACGCTCGCGATAGGCGATCATTGAGACAAGTATTTTTGTCATAGAGGTATATATCCTTCAACATTCTTAATAAAGTCTATACCTACAACAGTGCATTGCTGACATCCAGGACATTCCTTATTACCTTCCGGTAAGTCGTTAAAGTATGGCCCATGCCCGGAATGCTCGTAATATCTTATGTCACCATCGAGCTTATACTTCTTCATAGCCTCTGCGTACTGGATATTTCCTTCTTCGGAGTAGCAATCAATGTCATAAATCCAGTGGTCTTTAGTTGCATAATTAGCAAAAAGAACTGTTACGTAAGCTTCTTCATCGTCTACTGGATATCTAGGCCGAGTATGTACCTGCTGTTGGCCCATAAAAAAGATTCCGCTATTATTTTGCTCCTCGAAACGCTCACCATCAATTGAGAGCCCCCAGCTCGGAACTCGATGTGATTCCACGCAAATATCCGCTGTGTATTGAGTAGCTGGTTGATCCATGTGCTCCCAGATGTATGGGGTTATTCCCTTATATTGCTGGTATCTGGCTACCCAAACTATTTTTAGTCTAAGTTCTGGTAATCCCCATTGTTCTTTTCCTAGATTCTCTAGGTACTCCCAGACCTCTGGTGGAAAGTCTACCTCTGTATGCCATCTACCGAGGATGTTGTGATACGGAGTTGCATTAGGTTTATTTTCTGAACCTGGTCCCCAGTTTGCTTGTTCATCAATAGTTGTTTTTACCTTATTCAAAATATCTTTAGTAAATACATTTTCTAGATAAAAAGCTGGCTTGCCTTCTGGAAGCTTCCATTTAATGTTTGGACTAGTATCAGCGTGTATAGGCACAATCTCTCCTGGGAATGCTAAAAGAGGAGCAGATTTCTCTGCCCCTCTTCTAGGTTATATCTTTTTTTATTCTTCGTCTTCTTCGACTTCAGATTCCTCTTCCATCATACTCGGATCAATAGAGAAGATTCCAAAGCGTGGTGGGAATGAAGGTGGGAAGAACGGTGGGAAGAACGGTGGGAAGAACGGTGGGAAGAAC